TTATGGTAAGTCTTTCAGAAGAGGCTGAAATTGCTTTATTATCTTACTAACATTTTCTCCGGGAAGAATTTTACACAGTTCACTATTAACCTGCTGTCGTGAAGTAGCGTTTACTAAGATACTAATGATTTTTTCACGTTCCTCTTTGTACACACCTTTTTTTGAAATGCTGTCCATATACTGATCTGAACTGTGCTTCCCGTTTCTTTTTATCAACTTTTGGTTTTGCTTTTGTGTCGGTCTGTTTCTTGACAGTTGTTCCTTGAAGCTTCTTTTTACGTGCAACTGAAATGCACAGTTCTTTTTTCCAGAATTTTATCACATTATCGAAATCGGTATCGTTGCTGATAATTACAATATTACATTTAGATTTTCCAGCCAAATACCCCAGATAGGAACCTATATGTATATCTGCTGATTGTTTACCAGCAGGGATTTCAATCATTTTGAGTTCTGCCGCGCCGTGATTGGCAATTTCAGCCATATCTATCTTGCGAGCGTTTTGTGTGAAGAAAATAATGATATGCTCGGATGCAGTCATATTTTTGCATCCAGAAAGACCATTACTTCCTACGTTTTTCATAATCTACTAAGTAATATGAAGGATCCGGTTCTCCGCTGGAACATGGACAACAGTTTCATCAAGCGCGATCCCGCGGGCAACATCAAACCGGATAAAGAAAAATCCACCGAAAAAATCGATGGATCTGTTGCAACTATTATGGCTCTCGACCGGGCGATACGCTGTGGAAATGACTCCGGCGATAGCATTTATGATGAGAGGGAGTTGCTGATTCTTTAACAGTAATATAAGCCGCTCCTTTAAAGACTAAGCTGTCACCTTCTTTAATACGGGAGGCGAATTCACTACCATATCTGAGATGTTTTCTTTTAAACCATTCTGGAACATAAAATCTGATGTGGGGATACTCATTCCTATACCATTTAATTTGCGATTGGGCAAAAGCAATAAATTTTGGATCTTTATGAAGTAGATCAAGTTCTCTTCTTTTAAGTTTGCCAATCGTGTTTTTTCTTTCTTTGCCCTTAGGATAAACATCGCCCGTCCAAGCATCAAGTCTATAACCTTCTATAACAGAATGTGCATGAGGGACGGAGGGATGGTCATCACTATCTCCAATCGTAAACTTCCAAGAACAGCCGAATAGCTTTACTCGAGGTGAGTACATTGTAAAGTGACTTCTATGGTCTTTCTGTTTTATCCTGACTCTTTTTCTCATTTTAACGCCCCCTTTGAATGCTATTATAACATACGCCCATAGAAAAAGTCAACCGAAAGGAGTGATTCACATGGGTATTTTCAGCGGACTGTTCCGGTCACGGGACAAGCCGAAGGACAGCTACGACAGCCCATCCTACAGCTATTTCTTCGGACGGACTCATGCAGGAAAGCGAGTCAACGACCGCACGGCAATGCAGATCATTGCTGTGTACGCCTGCGTGAGAGTGCTGTCGGAGGCAATTGCACAATTGCCCCTGCACGTTTACCAATACACCGACAGCGGAGAAGAGCGAGTGCCGAAGCATCCGCTATATTTTTTGCTGCATGACCAGCCGAATCCCGAAATGACATCCTTCGTTTTCCGTGAAACGCTCATGGCGCACCTGCTGATCTACGGCAAGGCCTATGCGCAGATCATCCGGAACGGCAGAGGTGATGTCATCGGACTGTATCCGCTGATGCCGGATAAGGTGCGTGTTGACCGTGATGATCGCGGCAGGCTCATTTACCGCTACAGCCGATATGACGAACACAACCCGAATTTCAGGCAGCAGGGCGAGATAATCCTGCCGATGGAACAGGTGCTGCATATTCTGGGACTGGGCTTTGACGGTCTGGTCGGATACAGCCCAATTGCAATGGCAAAAAATGCGCTCAGTCTTGCGGTCGCCTGTGATGAGTACGGCTTGTCCTTCTTCGCAAACGGCGCAGCGCCTTCTGCGGTGCTGGAGCATCCGGGTGTGATCAAAAATCCGGAGCGTGTGCGTGAGGCATGGAAGCGGGCATACGGCAGCAGCAATGCCCACAAGACCGCAATCCTCGAAGAAGGCATCACGACCACATGGAAGGCTGTATCTTCCGTAATCTCCGCAGCGCTGGACGGTATCAAGAAAATCGTTACGGCGGTATGGACGGCGCTGAAGAACCTCATCAAAACGGGACAGCTTGACATCAAATCTGTTGTGACGACAACGTGGGAAGCTGTATCCGGTGTGGTTCGGACAGCAGTCAATGCAATCAAATCCGTGGTGCAGACGATCTGGAATGCAATGCCGGATATCGTCCGGAATCCAATGAATCAGGTCAAGGGTGCTGTGCTGTCGATCTGGGACGGCATCAAAAACGGCATCGGCGACAGGCTCGGCGGTGTGCGGGATGCGGTCGTCAACGCCATGAACGCTGTTTATAACGCAGTCATGGAGAAGGTCAACAGCTCGTGGTCGTGGGGACGAGACCTCATGCAGAATCTCATCAACGGCATTACCTATATGCTCGGCAGCCTCATCAATACAGTGGCGGATGTGGCACGTTCCATCTGGGAATACCTGCATTTCTCCGTACCTGAAAAGGGTGCGCTGACCGATGTGGAGGAGTGGATGCCGGACTTCATGAAGGGGCTGGCGAAGGGCATCAACAAGAGCAAGAAGTACGTTGAGGCTGCTGTATCCGGTGTGGCTGATGCCATGACGCTGACGATGCAGTCCGGGCTGAATGTCGATATGGATGGTATCTCCGGAGCAATGATGAACGGCAGTCCTGCAGGCACGGTCATCAACAACTACAACAACGACAACAGCCGGACAGTCAACCAGACGAATAATTCGCCTAAGTCGCTGTCGCGGCTGGAGATTTATCGTATGACGCGGAATGCGCTGAATGTGTGAGGAGAATTATTCACTTTTTATACTATGAACGTTATTCATTCCGAACTTAACAGTCTGAAATACCTTTTTCCAGTATTCTTCTCTGTGAATAATATCTTCTCTTTTAGTTTTCATATCAAAGATTTCTAATATGCTGTAAGTGAAGTTATCAATGATATAATCAGCGCCATTATTTTTTATTTCTTCAAACGTTTTATTTCCTCCCGTTAAGTCAGATACATCTGCGTAAGCAGACCATCTTTGCCAGATGCCACCATAATCTCCGGATGCTGAACCTATGTACAGTTGTCTTGTTGCTTTATCGGTAATGCAATATACACCTTTGACACTTGATAGCGCTGTTTTCCATTCAGGTGCTTCTAATCTAATAATTGTTTGCAAATCACTATGAGAAAGAAGCACATTGTTATATCCGGGGAAAGAGCCTAATTTGGTTGCAGGTGCAAGTTCATAAACTTCTGGATTGAAATCACGCTGAACAGAATAGTATGGTTTATTATAGATATCTCGTCCAATAGGGCGGGATAATCGAATTATAAGCCGTTTTCTGTAATCATCAAAATCAGGTAGTAGTGTGAGTTTATAGCCTACCGTGTCAAATACCTCTGGGATTATTTTTTCGACCTTATACATTCCACCGAAAATATAATAATTAGATCCATATGGATAGTATTGAGCAAATGAAAGAAGGTATTCAGCACGATTAAGATTGTTATTAGCGTGCTTTTTCTTATGAGCGTTCATATAAATCCATTCAGGAGCATCGTCACGTAAATAATCCCATGCAGGATGCTCTATATTTCCAGCATTCATGTTGAATTTGACTTTTGTTTTTTCTGGAAACTGTACTGGAAAGAAATCCTCAAATTTAAGCATAATATATCCCCCTTAAGTATTATGTTGCTATAATTATACATCCAAATAATCGAAAAAGTCAAGGAGGTGCAACCATGTTTTTCAAACTTATCCTCGAAAATGCCAACGGTGATCGTGTAGATATGACCACGACGGCAAATCAGTATATGACTTCTCAGATCGAGGGCTTATCGCCTCCGCCCGGCACGATCAGCACCTCCAGCTATGCGGGCATGGACGGCAGCTACCTGAACAATGCCTTCATCGAAAAGCGGAATGTGGTGATTCACTTTGAGATGCGGGGTGTGGGGGTGGAAGCCCGCAGGCATCAGCTTTACAAGGTGGTTAAGCCCTCCCGCTACATCAAGATTTACTACGCGACCGCAGGCATTGATGTATTTGCGGAGGGCTATGTGGAGTCCTGCGAGGTACAAAACTTTGAACAGCTTACAACCGGGCAGATTTCTATTCTCTGCCCGGATATTTATTGGTATTCCACGACCTCGGTCATGGCGTACTATTCACAGATCACCGGCGCTTTCACGTTCCCATTCCCGACGGAAAGCAATCCGGAGCCGTTCATTCTCGGCAAGTACAACACGCAGAACATGATGACCATTGTCAATGACGGCGATGAGATCGGCTTCACGCTGGTCATTGAAGCACTGGAGGATGCACGTTCTCCTACGCTGTATAATGCGGACACGGACGAGTATCTGCAAATCACCGGCGACATTCTCGCTGGCGATATTATCACAGTGACGACCAAGACCGGAAACAAGACCGTCACGCTTGATCGCGGCGGCGTCAAGACCAATATCATCAACCGGCTTGTTTCCGGCTCAACATGGCTGACGCTGCGGGAGGGCAGAAACCGTTTCTACCTGCGCGGTACGGGACTGCAAAATCCGAAAGTCACCATAGTACACACCAATGCGTATCTGGGGGTATAGTATGCAGATTGAAGTTTACCGAATGACAGCGGAAGAAGATGCGCTGACGATAACCCTTGAGGCGGTCTGCGACACCTTTTCTTCGCTGCTCTGGGATATTGAATACTACAAATGCGGCAGCTTTGAGGTGTATATCGCCGCCAATCCGCAGAACATTGAAATTTTCCAGACCGGCAGGATCGTCGGTCGTGATGATGATAATCAGCACTTCGGCATCATCGAATCGGTGCTGATCAATACAGATATCGAGAACGGCGACTACCTGACAGTGCGTGGTCGTTTTTTGATGTGTCTGCTGGAACGGCGCATCATTCACCCGACATACAACGTGACATCGGCAAAGGTATACAGCGAAATCGTCCGGGAGGTCGTGACGCAGAATGCACTGCTCTCGGATAACCGCAGGATTCCGGGGCTATCCCTCGGAACGGTCACCGGTACTTGCTGGGAACAGACCGCAACGCTGCAAATCTCATACACAAATCTGATGCAGTGGGTGTATACGATCTGCGAAAAGCTCGGCGGCACGGCGAATATCCGGCTGGTGAAAAGCAGCGGTGAGCAGTACCGCATGGTGTTTGACCTCAATGAAGGTACTGACCGAAGCGTGATGCAGGAGGATAACCCGCATATAATCTTTTCCGACGCATACAGCAATCTGCTATCGTTCAGCTATGCCGAGGACAGCAGCATCCAGAAGAATTTCGCATATATCTTCGGTCAGGGCAAAGGTGATGAGCGCAAACGCACCACATATTGTGACGGCGATGAGCCGACCTACCTTGACCGCTATGAAGTGTATGTGGATGCAGACGATATTTCTGAGACAGAGCAGGTCGAGGGTGAAACGATACCGATTCCGGAGGAGAAATATCTGGAATTGCTGCGCACTCGCGGCTCGGAACGGCTGGTGCTGCCGAAAACAGCATTAGAGTCAGACATCGCTGCGCATAACACGCAGTATGTATACAACCGCGATTATTTCGTCGGCGACTATGTGACGGTGCAGCACCGGCGCTTCGGCATGATACAGCCGCAGATACAGCTCATCGGAATGATCGAGGGCTTCGACCAGAACGGGCGCAGCCTGACACCAACATTCAAGGAGGCATGATATATGGCTTTTTACAGCGGTTTCTTCAATTCAAAGGGGCTTGACCGCACCTATACGGCGGAGGACTTCACATCGTATCTTTCGTCTATCATCTGCAATGGCATCCTCGACACTTACGGGCACAATTTCAAGCTGACGGCGGCAAACAGTGGTCTTGGCGTGGTTCTTGGTACCGGTAAAGCGTGGATCAATGGGCATTATTTCATCAACGATTCCCGGTATGTGATCGATCTCACATCCTATCAGGACGAGTCCTTGCCGAGATATGTCGGTATTGCAATCTATCTTGATACCTCAGAATCTGTCCGCAGTGTTACGCTGAAGCTCTTTCCCGGCACTCCGGCAGAGAATCCGCAGCTTCCTTCTATCCCACAGGATGAAGATCATGTCCGACTTCTGATGTATGCGGTGCGCATGAATCCGGGAGCTTCACGAATTACAGAAAGTGATTGGTTCGACTACCGCGAGGATAGCAATGTCTGCGGTTACTGCAAGTGCATTCTCGGCAAGTGCAAGGTGACGGAACTGATGTCGCAGATGGCACAGCTTATCGCAGAGGTGCAGGAAAACAACGAGACCATTGCCGAGCTGACCAATAAGGTGGATGAGCTTGAAGCGGAAGTCGAAGATATCGGAGATATTGTTGCTGCCGGTCAGTGCGGTGAAAATGCGTACTATGCGCTCTATTCCAGCGGAAAGGTGCTTGTGAAGGGTACGGGCGCAATGTATGACTATGACATTGAATCGAATCGCTCACCGTTCTACAGGAACGACGCAGTGAGATCAGTCGTTGTTTCCGAAGGCATTACAACCGTTGGCGAGGATGCCTTTGAACGCTGTCTGAATCTGGAATCTGTATCTCTCCCGACATCACTCACCTCGATCGGCAGCGGTGCATTTATGCCTGCGGATGAATATCCGAGTGCAGCCGGAAAGCTGAACAGCATTACAATTCCCGATGCCGTTACAACAATCGGCGGTGGTGCTTTCTGGGGTGCTGCTCTTACTTCTCTCACAGTTCCTCATAATGTAACGACGGTTGGAAAGTATGCTTGCCGTGATTGTACGAGACTAACCTCCGTCCGTTATGAAGGTTCTGTGATTGGCGGCTTTATGTTCGTTAACTGCACAGCTCTCACGAGCTTTACAATGGCGCACACGGTCACAACAATCGGTGAACATTGCTTCAATTATTGCGGCGCACTTGAAACGATCACTTACGAAGGCAGTCTTGCGGATTGGGCAGAAATCACGAAGCAGTCCAACTGGGACGGCAAAGGCGGCATGGAGGTAGGACAGTCAGGTCTTACCCGTATACAGTGCCTTGACGGATTTATGGAATGGGATGCAGAGAATCATGAGTGGAAAGTTGGTGAAGAATAATGTGGAAATTCCTTGTAAAGAACCAGAGCATTGAAGTTCTGGAACGTGAAGTGCTGGCAGATCATCAGATCCAGTATGTGCAGTTCAAATTCGCCTTTGACGGCGACTGGCGGCGCTTCCATAAGGTCGTGCAGTTCACGCAGTGTGACGAGACATACAATATCGTTCTCGGAACGGACGGCACATCGCTGTATCTGCCTGCGGAGCTTCATGTCGGTGCTGCAAAAATGTCCGTGTTCGGATACGACACAGAAAGCGACACGACCGTCCGTGCAACTACTGTGCCGGTGACGCTGAATATCCGTCCTTCCGGCTTTGTGGGTGATGATGATCCGCCCATTCCGCCGACGGCCGATCTGTATGCGCAGCTTCTGAAGAAGATCGAGGAAGTAGGACACGGCGCTGACGGTAAGTCCGCCTACGAGATTGCTGTGGAGCATGGATATGTCGGTACGGAGGAGGAATGGCTGGCATCGCTCAAGGGAGAGCCGGGTGAAACACCGGATATGTCGGAATACCCGAAAACCTCCGAGGTCACAACGATTGTCGAGCGCGAGATTGAGGCAGCAACCGGAGATTTTCATTCTCATGCGAACAAGACAACGCTCGACCGCCTGATTCCGGAGCTGATGCAGGAGCTTTCCGGCTTGCAGCAGTTTGAGGACAGGACGCAGTACGAGATTTAGACTATCAACGAGGAGCTTCTGACGCTGAATGCGCAGCGGCATACACATAATAACAAGGATGTTCTGGACACCATTACCGAGCAGTATTTGCAGGATGAAGCGGCATTCCGCGTATCGACCAGCAATGCCCTGCATGGGCTTTCCACAGGGCTGAGTGAGGTTTCTGCGCTGTCGCATTCTCATGCCAATAAATCCGTTCTGGACAGCATCACGGATTCTCACGTTTCCCGCTGGGAAGAGGCGTACACCGCAGCAATGAATCACAATGAGCGTGTCGGCGTAAACGAGGGTGTGTTCGAGCGTTTCAAAACCGAGATTCTCTATGATATGTAGGCTGCCGCACATCTATTTCGGATATTCTTACCCGGCTGTCTGCTGTAGAGACAGTTCTTTCCGGCGTAGAGACAGCGCTGGCTGATATTGTGGAGGTGACGACATGAGCATTGCAAATTATCTGACGGCGCTGGATGCGCAGCGCGACCAGCTTGCCCGCAATCTTGTGACAATGGGTGTTCAGGCTTCGGAGTCCGAAAAGCTGAATACGCTTGTGCCGAAGGTGCTGCAGATCCTGTCCGGAAGACCGGAGGTGACGCTGTTCCGCAACGGCAATGATGCTCTTACCACATACGGTGAGAGCATCTACACTTTTTATATTGACGGATATCGCAGCATTGCTGGCTTTGCTGATGTGTATCCGCATTTCTGCTGCGCGGATAATGCCTATGCGCTTTACTACAATCAGCCGGACTTCAACTGGGGTGCTGTCATTTACACCATGTGTATCATTCCGGTACGCATCACGCCTGCAAGCAGAATTCTGTTTACCTACAAATCCAGCTCGACCGATGCAGGTGAAATGTGGCTGGTGCGCAAGAGCAGTCAGCAGATGTCGCCAGCGGAAACGGCAAGATACATTCACGAAAAGCTCAGCGGCGGTGAAGCAATTTCCGTTCCGTTCGGCTGGCTCGGTTCCGTCGGCAACTATATCTCCGTCCTGCACGACTGCAGTGGTGTATCTGCTGACGACTATTATCTCGCGTGGAAAGCGGTGACAGACAATACAAGCCCTATGATCAGAACGGTCAAGGTACTGGAGGTGACAACATGAAAGGAAGTATCTGTACGGTGATCGGCGCGATCGGCGGCGGAATCGCAGCGCTGTTCGGCGGCTGGGATTCCGCATTGGTGACGCTCATCATCTTCATGGGCATTGACTTTGCAACCGGGATGATTACCGGTGCTATGGGCAAGTCCAAACACAGCAAGACCGGAAAACTCAATAGTAAGGCGGGCTGGTACGGGCTTGCGAAAAAAGGCAGCATTCTCATGCTCATTATCGTGGCGGTGCGTCTGGATATTCTGCTCAATACGAATTATGTGCGTGATGCGGTCTGCATTGCGTTCTGCGTCAATGAGCTGCTTTCCATCGTGGAAAATACATCGCTCATGGGAATTCCGTATCCGCCCGCACTGAAAAACGCCATTGAGGTGCTGCAGAAGCAGACCGGCAGAAAGGATGATAAGGATGATTAAAACCTACGGCTATACCGATAACACGCAGCTTTCTCCCCACTTCAATGCGCAGGAGTTCCGCTGCAAATGCGGCAAGGAGCATAATTTTCAGATCGACGATGATCTCATCACAAAGCTGGAAACGCTGTATTCTACGCTGAACTGCTCCAAGATCATCGTCACCAGCGGCTTCCGCTGCGTAGCGCACGATAAGGTAGTAAAGGGCAGCGGCACGGGACAGCATACACTCGGCAAGGCGGCGGACATCTGCTGCTACGGGCAGGACGGACAGCCTATCTCCAGCAAGACCGTCTGCTGCAAGGCACAGGACAACGGCTTCACCGGCATTGCGAATATTACTGCTGCCTACATCTACACGCACGTTGATGTGCGTTCCGGCAGAAAGTGGTATGGCGACGAAGTTCACGGCAACAGTACTGTCACGGATGATTTCTATAAATACTTCGGAGGCGATGATATGAAGGGCATCGACGTCAGCGTTCACAACGGCAAGATTGACTGGCAGAAGGTCAGGGCGGCAGGCATTGATTTTGCAATCCTGAGAGCAGGATACGGCAGACTTGCATCGCAGAAGGATGACCGTTTCGAGGAAAACTATTTCGGCGCAAAGGCAGCGGGTATTCCGGTCGGTGCGTACTGGTACTCCTATGCGATGACACCAGAGGAAGCGGAACTGGAGGCTGATGTGTTCCTGTCTGTCATCAAGGGAAAGCAGTTCGAGTTCCCGGTATATTTTGATCTGGAGGAGAAGAAGCAGTTCGACCTCGGCAAGGACAAGGTGTCTGCCATTATGCGGGCGTTTCTCGAAAGAGTTGAGGCAGCGGGCTATTTTGTCGGTCTGTATGGCTCTGCGTCCTCGCTTACTACACATACCGCCGATGACATCAAGAGCCGCTACACGATTTGGCTGGCGCACTGGTGCGACCAGACCAATTACGGCGGCGCATACGGCATCTGGCAGCACTCCGAGAAGGCCGCGTGGACGGCATCAACGGCAACGTCGATCTCGATATCGGCTACAAGGATTTCCCGACTGTCATCAAGGCGAAGGGGCTGAACGGATACGGCAAGGAGCCGAATCCGCCTGCGCCTGCTGCGGAGGACGGCATCACGGTCGAGGTCACGGTTGACGGAAAGAAGTACTGCGGAAAACTGAATAAGACGTGAGATATGGGCTGTCGGGGATTTTTCCGGCAGCCATTTTTTGCGTATAGTGATTGAAAATCCGGGCTGATCGTGGTATAATTGATGATGTAATAGCTATGTGAGGCTGAGATTTTTTAAAGAGGAGTATAAATATATGCAGATGTTATTTAAAGTGATTTTCTGGACTTTCTGGTTGAGTTTAGGTTTCATATTTCATATAGTATTATTATGCTATTATGATGATAAAGAGTTGAGGTCTGTTTTTTTAGTACTTCTAGCTATTTGGTGGCTGATCACAGGCATTATTGCCTTAGTGAAATGGAGAGAATACAGAAAAGAGAATCCGCCGTTGACTAAAGAGGAAAAACAACGTCTCAAACAGTGGGAAAATGAAAGAAAATACCGTAATTCCGAGGAATTTAAGAAAAAGTATATATCTGAAGTTGAAATCGAAAATTCTTATTTTGGCAATGGCGTTTTCGTGAAGGATTCAAGCGGCGAAACTATAGGCTATACAGATATAAAAAGCGGATTTGACAGAATGTTTGATTCTTTTGGCAAAAAAAGCGATTTCCCTTACGACTTGTATGAATTTATTGTCAGAGAAGATAATATAGAGTATGTTCTTGCTTCGCTGGAGAAGATATACAGAAAAGCAGATCAGATAATGGAAGAATGCTATGACAAAATGTATAAAGAAATCATTGAGTTCTTTGAAAATATCACTGACGGTGATAAGAGATTAAAGTGTTGTGGTCAAGCATTTTGGGAACATTTATGTCTAAATTAA